TCGGCACCGGTATCCAGCTGCTTACTTCTCTGGTGGAGGCCCTTCCGGAGATTATTTCAGCAATTGTGGCAGCCATCCCGAAAATCATCGACAACATCATCAACGCTGTCCTGAACGCCATCCCTCAGATCATTCAGGCCGGTATTCAACTCCTGATTTCACTGATTCAGGCCCTACCGCAGATCATAACGACTATCGTTCAGGCGATCCCGCAGATCATCTCCGGGATTGTGAACGCCCTGATCGGGAACATCGACAAGATCATCATGGCCGGTGTTCAGCTGTTCGTGGCTTTGATACAGAACCTGCCCACAATCATCGTGGAAATCTGTAAAGCGGTACCGCAGATTGTTTCTGGTATCGTTTCTGCTTTCGGCTCCCTGATGGGCAAGATCGTCGAGATCGGCGGCAATATTGTCAAAGGCCTCTGGCAAGGCATCACGCAGCTGGCCTCTTGGCTCTGGGACAAGGTGTCCGGCTGGATTTCCTCCATCTGGAACGGCATTCTGGACTTCTTCGGAATCCACTCGCCGTCTAAGGAAATGGCGTGGGTCGGCCAGATGCTGGTCAAGGGCCTTTCCGGTTCCATTGAGGATAACGGAGACGAGGCGGTTAAGGCTGCTGAAGCCATGAGTGAAGACATCGATGATGTCATGCAGGGCCTTGCAAAAGACATGAGCACCGCACTTCCGACAAATTTCGACATTGATGGAAGCGTGGGTGGTGCGATTGCCTCTGGTGCTGACGGCATAGGCCGGACCTCCGGTTTCTCCCTGCAGCTCAACATTGCAACCTTTAACAACTATTCAAGCGACGACATCGAGCAGCTGACCAATGAGATCATGGTCACCGCCGGTCAGTTCGCAAAACGGAAAGGAGTGGTTTTTGCATGAATTATTTTGAATACAACGGCATCAGCTCTTTGGATATGGGCCTTCGTATCGAAAGCAAGAATGTGTTTTCCGCTCCGAAATATGAATCGAAGTTCCAGTCTATCCCCGGACGAGATGGTGACCTAATCCTTCCGAATGGTCGGTTCCCGAATGTCCAGATTACTTACTCGGTGTTCCTTCCGGCAAAGACAAAGGAACAACTGGCCGAGAAGATCGCTGCAGTGAAGGCGTGGCTTTTCTATGAGCCGGACCGCTATCACGAGCTTAGGGACAACTACGATACCACTGGCTTTCGGAAGGCGGTCATCAACACCCAGCTCGATATTGAGGACCAGCTGAACAAGATCGGCATCTTTACGGTCAGCTTTTCCTGTCTGCCGTTCCGGTATCTGGACGAAGGCCAAGAAGCTATCACGATCACCGAGTCTCCCTACACGGTGAAAAACCCGACAGTCTTTCAGGCCAAACCCTACATCAAAGTATCAGGAAGTGGTACCGGAAGACTGTCGGTCAATTCTTCTCTGAGGCAGTCTCCGTGGGACTTCACAGATATCGGCGGTTACATCAAGATCGACAGTGAGCAGATGAACTTCTATAAGGCCGCTGAACCGAGAAACGACCGTGTTTCCGGCAGCGGCTTTCCGATTCTGTATCCCGGCTATAACGACATCGTTTTCAGTGGCGGCATCACCTCGGTCACTATTATTCCAAGGTGGGTGACGCTATGATTCCGGTACTTTACAGAGCAAACGAAACAGAGTTCACGACCTTCGGTCTCGGTGCGCTGGCAGATGCTATCTCCTGCGAGGTTACCGAGGAGCGAAACGGTGCCTTTGAGCTGGTGATGAAATACCCGACGACCGGCAATAACTATGAGCTTCTGGCAAATGAGCGTCTCATCAAGGCTAAGCCCAACGACACTGCCAAGGATCAGGCCTTTCGCATTTACAGGATCACCACACCGCTGAACGGCGTCGTGACGGTTTATGCACAGCACCTTTCATATGACCTCTCGAATATCGCAGCCCTGCGCTGGGAAGCAAGCAGCATTTCACCTACGCTGGCGATGCAGCGGGTCTTCCAGAATACAGCGACGCCTCACAACTTCACCTGCCAGACCGATTATTCTGAATCAAAGTCGTTCTCGGTCTCCAAGCCTCAGAGCGTCAGGGCTTGCCTCGGCGGTGTGGCGGGTTCCTTTTTGGACCTGTGGGGCGGTGAATATGAGTGGGACAACTGGCGAGTTATCCATCATCAGGGCCGTGGCCATAATACCGGTGTTGTCATTGAGTACGGAAAGAATCTCACCCAGCTGGAGCACGACAGCGACAACACCGATGTCTACACGGACATGCTCCCGTATGCGGTCCAGACAGCCGAGGACGGGACAGAAACCGTGGTCACGCTGCCGGAAGTGTTGTTGCCTATCACTGGCTCCGAGCTCGTGCGGCGAAAGACACTAATCAAGGACTTCACGGAGTATTTTGAGTTCGGAGACAACATTACCGAGGATGCTCTTCGGGCAAGGGCCACAAGCTATCTTGCCAGAAATCCGCTCGGCATCACTGCGCCAACGCTCACAGTGGCCTTTGAGCCGCTGTGGAAGCAGCCAAAATATGCTGCCGTGCTGGAGCGGGTGTCCTTGTGTGACACGGTGACGATTCGGCACTCGGCTCTTGGCATCACATCCAAAGCAAAGGTGATCAGGACCGTTTACGATACGCTCTCCGAAAAGTACGTATCCATCACCCTCGGAAACTCCAAGGCCAACCTGATCAATTCGGTTTCCGCTGCCGAAGCCGCTGCTCAGGCTGTCTCCGCAAAGGTAGACAGATTCCCGGCTCTGATGACCGCTGCCATTCAGGGAGCGACGAGTCTTATTACAGGCCAGACCGGAGGCTACGTGGTGATCCACACGGATTCCGAGAATGGCCAGCCTTACGAGCTTCTTGTGATGGATGCTCCCGACATCGGATCTGCCGTAAACATCTGGCGGTGGAACGTGGGCGGTCTCGGCTTTTCCCACAATGGCTACAACGGCCCCTTTGAGACGGCAATTACCTCAGATGGGCAGATTGTCGCTGACTTCATCACTGCTGGTACGCTGGCCGCTAACATCATCAAGGCCGGAGTGCTTTCATCGCAGGACGGGTCCTCGTATTGGGATCTGGAAACCGGTGAGGTCGTTCTTCGTGCCTATGCCACATCTGAATCCGTCATTGAGACAAATGAGCGGATTACCGAGATTGAGGAACAGAAGATGTACCGGCTGGTGATAACGTCTTCCAACGGGAACATCTTTAAGAACAACAATATCCAAACCACGCTTTCCGCTGTCGTCTTTTCATGGGATACGAATGTAACCGACAGCCTCGATCCTAACCAGTTCATCTGGACGAGGGTATCGGACGATCCGGTAGCGGATCAGGCGTGGAACGACGCCCATTTCGGTGGGACCAAATCTATCAATATCACAAGGGACGATGTCAATGTTCGTGCGACCTTCTTCTGCGATCTCATTGACACCACAACAAGAAACAGCTTACTCGACTGATTAAGGAGGTTTTCTTATGAGCAAAGCTCAAGGTCAATTTACGATTATTGACTACAATGACGCCCTAACCCTGACCGGGTACATCGGTTCCAATCATCCGAAGACCCAGATGTATAACCCGGACAACGCAAGCTATACGCCAAGCTGGGCCTCGACCAATCTGGTATTGACTCCCAGCCTTTATATCATCGGCACGACCACAGACCAGATCACCTCGGATAATGTTCAGTCGGTGAAATGGTTTCAGGGCACCTCAACCACGGCTATCACGACTGGCGGTAACTATGCGCTGAGCGGCACGAAGAACCACATCTTGACGGTCAAGGCCAATATCATGGCTGGCCTTCCCGGTGTGGATTTCAAGTGCGAGATTACCTACAGAGACCCCAGCACTGGTCTGGACCTCGTGCATCCGCTTTCCATTTCCTTCTCTCGTGTGGTCAACGGCAGCGGCATTGTCGATCTGCTTGTTACCACTCCAAAAGGTAATGTGTTCAAGAATGCGGAGGTAGCCACTTTGACTGCGAAGGCCGAACTCTGGCGTGGGTCGACGGTCGATACCACCAATGTCACCTACAAGTGGGCTATGATGGACGCCTCGGTTACTTCGTCTTCTTCCGCTGGTTATGATGCTGACTTCGGCACCGGCTGGCGCAAGCTAACCAACACCACAAATATGTACTCCGGCTGTACTACCAACACCCTGACCCTCTATGCGGCGGCTGTTGAAAGCTATGCGGTTATTCGCTGCTGTGTCAAGGATACCGATTCAGCCTCGGCTACTTACAATAGCAAGTTCTATGACGTCTGCACTTTCATCGACAACTCTGATCCGCTGCAGGTCATTGTTTCCTCGACCGGCGGAGATGTCTTTAAAAACGGCGTCGGCACTACGGTTCTGACAGCGGTATGTTATCAGGCCGGAGTCGAAGTAGACGCTGCTGGAAGCGGCTCTTACACATGGACCAAATACGACAAGAATGGAGCTATCGACACCGCTTGGGGGACAAACGGCACAAAGACCGGAAAAACGCTTTCCGTTTCCACCTCTGATGTCGATACCAAGGCAACCTTCATGGTCGTGGTGAATATCTGAGGAGGTGCATCCATGAAGGCGATAGGCCAATTCACAATTACAAACATCTGTGATGTGGTGGCTTCCGAAACAGCTCCGGAGAATCCCTATGTTGGACAGCTGTGGGTGGACACCTCGGCATCGCCTCCGGAGACGAAAATATGGAACGGTGCGGAATGGGTCGTTCAGAACGACATTGAAACCCTCCGCACCACTATTTCCATTCTCACCACAAAGAGCGCAGAACTGCAGAGCACAATTGATGGCCTTAACAGCTACGTTGGGACCATGACAGAGACAATCGAGACGGTTTCTGACAGCCTCGGAAACGAGCATCAAACTGTGCTGGAAATGCAAGCGCAGATGTCCCAGCTACAGCAGACTATTGACGGGCTTACGGTTCAGGTCACCAATCAGTATGCTGGCGGTCTAAACTTCATTCAGAATTCCGCTGGCCTGAACGGTATCTCCGACGATTGGGTGAAAACCGGCACCGTCACGGTTGATACTTCCACGGACACGCAGAACAACACCACTTCTGACAGCTGCTTTGTGCTGGGATCTTCCTCTACGCTCAAGCAGACGGTTACCGGTCTGGTTACTGGACAGTCCTACGCCTTTTCGCTCAGGGCAAAGAAGACCAAGGCGAGTTACTCCAGCTATATTCGAGTGGAATATAACGGCAACAAATATGCCTACTTCTTCAATCAAACGACGACCTTCGGGTGGACGGATTTCAGCCTTGTAATCGACGACATTACTGACAGCACTATCGTGTTTTACATCTATAACCGGTATGCCTCACTGTATGTCTCCGACATCATGATGGTGGAAGGCCCTACTGTTCACAACTGGACCCCGGCACCGAATGAGATTTACACCAACGAGGTCAAAATCGATAAGCACGGCATCGCTGTTTCCAATGCTGCATCATCTCAGCGGACGGTAATCACGAATACTGAATTTGCCGGTTACTACAACGATGAGGTCATTTTCACCCTGAACAAGGATGAAACCCAGACAAAGAAAACCACAGTGGACGGTGAACTCACTGTGGGCAAGACAAAGTTCGTACCGATGGCGACAGCCTCTGAAGGGCTGAACATCGTAATTCTCGACTAAGAAAGGAGGCGACCGATATGGCACTAAGCGGCAGCTTTCAAAACCTGCCAGTAAACAACTTCGGACTGTATTGCACATGGTCGGCTACGCAAAGCGTCACTGGAAACTACTCGGATGTAACGCTGAATGTTTACCTGAAATACTACACATTGGAGGTCGGCTCCCGTGCCGATTCGACTATTTCCATCAACGGCACCTCTGAAACGTATACAGCTCCGGCTATCAACGATTACTCCTCTGGGCAGCATACCAAGTTACTGAAAACGAAAACCGTCCGGGTCAATCACAATGCAGACGGCACCAAAAGCGGTGTCGCCCTTTCTGCATATTGGAGGTTTTCCGGTACCTACAGTGGAACTCCCATCAGCTCGATTACGGCCAGTACAACAATTACGCTGGATACCATCGACCGAGCTGCACCAACGGTATCGCTTTCAACGTCCAGCATTACGGCCAGCGGTGTTACGATTTCAGCGACTTCTTCTGCAACAGCGGATATCTGGCAGTACAGTACGGATAACGGCTCCACATGGACGCAGTTTTCCACGACGGCAGGGACCTCGGCAAGCAAGGCCATCACCGGGCTTTCTCCGAATACGACCTACTACATCAAAGTCAGAGCGAGGAAAAAGAGCAATCAGGTCTATGGTACATCCTCTGCTGCAACGGTAAAAACGCTCGGAGGTGCCGTGGTCAACAGCGTCACAGCCCTTACCGCTGATGCTGCCACAGTTAAGGTGGTAATTAATGTGACCGTGTATGAGGCCAGCTATACAAATACGCTGGTCATCAAAAATGGTTCCACGGATTATCTCACCATCAGCGGCCTTTCTTGGGCTAAAGGGACCGCAGACCGGACGGTTACGCTCACGGCGGCACAAAGAACCACGCTTCTGACAGCAATGGCATCCATTAAGTCGTTCACGGGTACCTTCGCAGTGTCCTCGTTCAGTGGAACGACGCAGATTGGCTCTACCTCATCCAAGACGGCAACGGTGTCAACTACCGCAGCGAATTCCGGCCCGACGCTTTCCGGATTTACCTTTGCGGATAGCTATGCAACGACAACGGCTATCACGGGTAATGACCAGCTTTTCATTCAGGGCTATTCCAAGCTGACGGTCACGCCCGGAACAGCAACAGCGAAAAACAACGCCACCATCACAAACTATACGGCCACCTGCAACGGTGTCTCTGTTTCCAATACAACAGGTGATGCTCTAACCGTTGGAGTGGTTTCCAAAAGCGGAACCGTAGCGGTGGTCCTGACAGTTACGGATAGTCGTGGCTATACAGCAAGCGTCTCGAAGAATATAACGGTTCTGGCTTACGCTAAGCCCAAGGTGAGCTCCCTGACCCTCCGGCGTACTAATGACATCGAGGCCGAAATGCAGCTGGTCTTCAATGGTTCCATTTCTGCAATCACCGTGGACAGCATACAAAGGAACTCGCTCCTATATGTGCGATACCGATACAAGGCAACCAGCGCAACATCGTACAGCTCGTATGTGAGTATTCTCTCAGCGGTAACAAAGAGCGGGACCTCGTTCTCGTATTCCAATCTGGAGCTTCGAAGTCTTGCTTCGGATCAATCATGGGATGTGCATATCCAAATCAGGGACCAGCTCAACAGCCTCTCGTCTCTTGACCTTTACTATGTTATCCCGCAGGGCACCCCTCTGGTGGCACTCAGAAAAAAGATGGTCGGAATCAACACCCCGACACCTGCGGCAGCTCTTGATGTTGTGGGTGATGCAAAGGTATCAGGGACACTCACTGCGACGACGCTTTCAGGCGCACTGGCCCCGGCAAAGCTATCTGCTGCGGTTCCAATCTCTAAGGGAGGAACAGGAGCAACAACGGCGGCTGCGGCAAGAACGAATCTGGCCGTGCTTCCTCTTGCCGGTGGAACAATGACCGGGCAGATTCAGAAGGCTGGTGTTGGAAGCTCGTATATCAACGGTCGAAATAATGCTATGATCCGCACCACCAGTAACGGTAGTGCATCACAGTTTTTCTCTGCGGTATCGATAAAGACTCCAAGTGGCGCATGGGACATCGGTGTATTAGGAGAAAGTATATACTTCGTCTACGGAACCGATGCGAACTTCAATGCGGGAACGAACACCACAGTCGGGCGATACATCAATTCGAGCGGCAACTTTAACGGAAAAGCCGCCAACGTTACGGGTACAGTCGCACTTGCCAATGGTGGCACGGGAGGCACAACAGCAGCTGCGGCGAGGACGAACCTCGGTATTGCAGCGACTTCGCTTTATAGCGGGAGCCTGACGGGAACGAGTAGCTGCACGTTCAACTATGGCAACTACAACTTCTATGTCATTCTCGGTCAGCCTTCATCCGGCTCCTCGAAAATCTCCGTGACGATCCCGAAAGGCCTGATTACCACCAGCGATACCAAGTTCCAGTTTGCGGACGAGCAGAACTACTGCTCCTTTGCTATCAAGTATTCAGGTTCAACGGTTACCCTGACGAGATCTGCCGGAAACGGTATCATCACGAACGTTTATGGCATCAATTAAGGAGGTGCGGTATGCAGGTACAAATCGAAAACGGCTATGTTTCTTCCTACGCCCTGATTGGAGAGCTCATCGGCGGCATAGAAGTTCCGGACCCACCGGATATTGAGCATTTTGAGGCCCATTTCCGGTCTTATCTGGTCCGGGACGGGACGCTCGAATACGACGAACAACAGAATACAGAACTCAAGCGAAAAGCACTTTGTGACGACCTGCGAAAGCGGCGAGAAACAGAGTGCTTTTCCTATATCAACCGTGGCCAGCTCTGGTACGACCGGCTCTCTGATGAACAGAAGTCAGAGCTTCAGGTCTGGTATGCCGACTGGCTCAAAGCAACGGATACCCTGACGGCACCTGAGAAACAGATCGGAAGAGCACACGTCTGAACTCCAG